TGCCTGATAAAAGCATAGACCTTGCTATCTGTGATCCGCCGTATGGGATTGGAAAGAATTGGAAAAAAGACCCGCACAGCCCATTTTATAAGTATAATAGCTCATACAGAAATGATACTATTCCAGAAAAAGATTATTTTGAAGAGTTGTTCCGTGTATCAAATAAACAGATAATTTGGGGCGGCAATTATTTCACATCGTTTCTTCCGGCAACAGGTGCATGGCTTGTATGGGACAAAAAGCGACTGGAAAGCCAACATAACGCACAAGGTGAACTGGCGTGGACATCGCTTAATATCCCATTAAGAATAATGCCCATTTTATGGTGCGGGTGCGTTACCGTGGAACCACGTTATGGCAAGCATCCACATGAAAAACCCATAATTTTGTACAAGTGGCTGCTGTCAAGATATGCCAAGCCCGGAATGAAAATTTTGGATACGCATTTTGGAAGTGGCTCTCTGGCTATCGCCTGCAACGAAATGGGCTTTGAACTTACAGCCAGCGAGCTAGACCCTGACTACTACGCTATGGCTTGCGAGCGTGTCAGGGAAGCAAACAGGCAGGGCGATCTCTTTAGGGATGCGGTATGAGAAGCCCTTTTGAAGAAAAAGCCATTTTTGCCTTGACACAATACCATGACAGCCCGTATAAATTAAGAAGCGCATTTGTAATTCCTAACTGTTCATATTTTGGGCATGAGTGCGATGTGCTTGTAATTTCAAAAAATGATTATGCTACAGAGATAGAACTTAAAACATCTGTTGCCGATTTGAAAGCGGATATGAAGAAACTGCATGGACATAGAAGCAAATATATTAGGCAGCTTTACTATGGCATATCAGAGGATATTCCGTGGGATGCGGCTTTACAACTAATACCGGAAAATGCCGGAATTATATGTTTCAGGACTTATGATGAAAACTATTATGGCAGATATAAAGGCAGATTGCGTTGTAGAATTGCTAGAAGACCTAAACCAAGCAAAACGGCATTGAAAATAACCGCAGAGCAAAAACAGCATTTATTAAAAACGATGTATTATCGGTATTACAATCTGCTTTTCAAAAACGCATGGAAAGAAATTAACTCATTGGTGTAAATATTGTTAAACCCCGCTAATCGGCTAAAATAACTGACTATGAAGAAAATAAAAATAGCCTGCGAAACAAAAGATACCCTAGACTGGCACTTAATACAGCCATTGCAAGGGAACTACAAAAAGCACACAGAAAAGCAGTTGGAGAAACTCTGTAACTTAATCATTAAAAGGGGTGTCCGTTTCCCCTCATTCGTATCAAAAATAAAAAACGATATATGGGCAATAGATACGCACCGAAGACTAAAAGCCTATGAGCAGTTAGAAAAAGACGGCTGGACTATACCGCCTATCCCTATAGTTTACATAGACGCTAAAAACAAGACAGAGGCGAAACAATTATTGCTTGAGGTCGATAGCCGATTTGGAGTAGCTAACCAGAGCGGATTTGATGAATTTGTGTCAGACTTGGACTTTATAGACGAAGACGAAATGTCGGAGTTTTACAGCAATCTTGAGCTAGTAGGGATTGATATAGAAATTGACGAAAAAGCCGATGGGGGGGGGGCAAGACGAAGTTCCCGAAGTGCAAGAGAAGGCGGTTTCTGTTCTTGGCGAAATGTACGAACTGGGAAATTCAATTCTTATATGTGGCGACAGCACCGACCCAGAGGTTATCGGAAGGCTTATGGGAACTGATAAAGCAGATATGGTTTTTACTGACCCGCCCTATGGAATAGATATAGTCCAAGGGAAAAAACAAACAGTAGGCGGAGGCGGCAAAACCAAATTCAAAGGTACTATTGGCGGAAATAAAGTGGTAGAAGCTAAAACTTACAAAACAATAATAGGTGATAATTCTACAGAAACAGCATTAAAAGCAATAGAAACATTTCAAGGATTTTCAGAAAACATGATTATTTTTGGAGGCAACTACTTTACTAGCATTTTACCACCGTCTTCCTGTTGGATCGTTTGGGATAAAGAAAATACTGGCAATTTTGCGGATTGTGAACTAGCATGGACTTCATTTGATAAGGCTGTGAAGAAATATAAATGGCTATGGAATGGAATGAGCCGTAAGGGCAACCATAAAGACGAAGGAAGTACAAGGGTTCACCCTACTCAAAAGCCTGTAGGTTTGATAACGGAAATACTTAATGATTTTTCTAATCCGAATGAAATAATCCTAGATGTGTTTGGCGGTTCTGGTTCTACTCTAATTGCTTGCGAAAAAACAGATAGAAAATGCAGAATGATAGAACTTGACCCCCACTACTGCGATGTAATCCGTCGCCGTTGGACTAAATGGGCAAAGGAAAACAACCGTGAGGTCGGAAGCGGTGGGCTGGAATAACCACTGAAAAACAGATGGTAAACAGTGAGAATATAGCATGGCAAAGCCTTTTACTAAAAACGACCCTCGTATAAACCGTAAAGGAAGACCCAAGAAAGGTGAAAGTTTGACCTGCTTTCTCAACTGGACACTTGACCAATCAAAGACCTTCACCGACAAAAAAACAGGCGAAGAAAAGAAAGTTATGCTCCGTCAGATACTAGCTGACAAATTGGTAGATTTAGCACTTAGGGGCGATACTCAGGCAATTAAATATATTTACGACAGGATAGACGGCAAGCCAAACAGCGAGATAAAACTTGACGGCGGTTTACAGATAATAAAAATATCTGAAGACGAAGAAAAGGCATTGCGCTAAATATTGTTTAATGCTAAACACTGCATACAATTCAATATATGAATAAACACGGGAATATTAAAGATTTAACAGGTCAAGTATTTGGATGGCTAACTGTAAAAAGTTTCAGACATTCAAGCGGAAATTCTTACTGGAATTGTGTATGTAAATGCGGGAAAGAATTAATAGTTAGCGCAAATTATTTACGGACAAAACATAGAACTTCATGTGGCTGTAAAAGAAAGTATGATAATCGTACACATGGTGAAAGTGGAAAAGGCAGGCATAGATTATATATAATATGGGGCAATATGCTTCAGCGGTGTTACAATAAAAATAATACAGGATTTCGTCTTTACGGTGCTAGAGGTATTGGTATATGTGAAAGTTGGAAAAAATATACAAAATTCAAAGAATGGGCAATGACTAACGGGTATGATGAAGGTCTATCAATAGATCGCATTGACAATAACGGAAACTATGAGCCTTCTAATTGCAGATGGGTAACGCATAAAGAGCAGATGAATAATATAAGGACAAATCACAATATAACATTTAATGGCGTTACAAAGTCAACATCGGAATGGGGAGAAATATATAATATAAGCACAAATCAAATAAAATATAGAATTAAACAGGGCTGGGCAATAGAAGATGTTTTTACAAAACCATTAAGAAAATGTGTGAGAAATAAAAATGCTGCCTCTTAATCAAAAACAAAAAGAGCTTTATAGTCTTTTTGAAAATTGCAATGCAATTATGGCAGAGGGTGGCGGTCGCAGTGGAAAAACTCTAGCGCTAGTCTGGGCTATATTTTTAAGAGCTATTAGATACCCGAATACGGATCATTTAATAGGCAGGTTTAGATTTGCCCATGCAAAACAGTCTATTTGCTATCAGACAATACCGAAATTACAAGAATTAACGAATACAAAATTTAACCAATACTTAAATCGTACAGACTGGTTTTATGAACTACCAAATAATTCAAGAATATGGATTACGGGATTTGATGATCGTACAAGAGTTGAAAAGATACTGGGAAATGAATACGCCACTATCTTTTTTAACGAATGTTCACAAATAAGTTACGATGCAATGGAAATGGTATCTACAAGATTAAACCCGCCCCTAGGCGTAACTGGCAAAAGGTTTTTCGACCAGAACCCGCCTAGCATAAGCCACTGGACATACAAAGTGTTTCATAAAAGGCAATTCCCAGACGGCAGACCAGTACCTGAGAATGATTTTAAGTGGATAAAAATGAACCCCGCAGATAATCCCCATGTATCGGCGCAGTACCTTGAAACAGTGAGTCAGATGTCGGCGGCTAAAAGGATTAGATTTTTAGACGGCGAGTATCAAACAGATGCGGGCAGCCTTTGGAAAAGAGCATGGATAAATTATGACCCAACAGATAGGCACTATCAAAGAGTAGTAGTAGCAGTTGACCCCTCTGGAAGCGTAGAAGGTGATGAAGTGGGAATAGTAGCAGTAGGAAAATATGATAACGGATTTGTTGTATTAGACGATTATTCATGTCACGGCACACCCGCAGAATGGGCGGCGGAGGTGGTCAGTCTGTACAAAAAGCGGAAAGCAGATGTAATAGTTGCCGAATCAAACTTTGGCGGGGATATGGTAGCCCATACAATCAAGACTGCCGATCCTACTGTAAATGTTAAACTTACACATTCATCTAGGGGTAAGATAGTCAGGGCAGAGCCTATATCCGCGCTTTATGAAAAGGGCAAGGTTAAGCACAGGATTATGTTCAATGAACTTGAAGACGAATTTTGTAATTTTGACGGCACAGGCAAGTCGCCTAATAGATTAGATGCCGCTGTTTTTGCTTTGGCTGAATTATCAGGGCAAAGCGGCGGCGGGGTTATTACTGTTAAAATGACGGGGTTGTGAGTGTTGTCAGCATGGATTAACCGTTATCAATTCTTGACTTTTTAGGGCGACCGCCTTTTTTGCCGTTTTCCGCCGAGGATTTTGCCTTTTTAGGGGATGTCCTACTTCCCAATAAAGCACCTATATTGATTGCTTTCCCACAGTGGGGACATTTCGCTTTAGCCATATTCTTTATAATACCTAACAGTTAGCAAAAAATCAAGGAAAAAGTACGATTTTTCTATTTTTTTGAAAAAACCTATTGACAGAACCTAACTGTTAGGTTTATACTTATAACAGAGAGGAGATAGTTATGAGGGTAGAAAACAGAGAAAAAGCATGGGAAGTGGCAAACGGGATATTTACCACAGATTATGAAAAGGACAGTATATCGAGCAAAAGAGCCGGTTATGATGTCTATAGGCACTATAGCCTAAACCCCAATAACAGGATAAATGACCTGGGATGCAGACTTGAAGTGGTACTTGGTAACGAATGTATAAATATTTGGATAGAACCAGAGATTATTAAAAACATGGGTACAGGCATGGAGCAGTCCAGATATGAAAAACTTTGTGGCAATGGCAAGGATTGGGCATTGTCAGAAAAAGAGGCGGTTCTCCTGATTAACAACGAATTTGGATTTGAAACATCAAGGGTGAAAATAGTAGCGGATGTAGAAATCTTTTGTAAAGATGGGGTATATGCAAAACCCTACGAAAAGTATACGCGATCACCCCAGTATTGTGCCACTGACTACAATTACATCCGATTTGATGTAAATGGTTATCAATATGAAATGATTAACGGTTCATTGGAACATTACTATAACTAAATCATACCAGCCGGGCGGTTATTCTCGGCAAAGGAGAGAAAATGAGTAAAGCTGTTAAACACTGTTCCAAATGTTCTTGTGAGTTAGTTTGGTATGTAGGTGAAGATACCTTTACCGCAAGTTCAGCCAATATTGACGATTGGGATATATGCGTTGAATGTATGATAGAGCATTGCTGTTCAACAAATTGTTTAAGTTGTAGTTATGGGAAATATCCCGATTGTCAATTTCTGGAAATTAAAACACATTACAAGATTGAATAGCCCAAATATTGTTTAATCCCCCCTATCCTCTAAACTGGTCTTATGCCAGTATCAACACAAAAACAAGAGTATAACGAAAACCTGCCTCTTTGGCAGTTAGTCCGGGACTGCGTATCCGGGCAAAAAGCAATTAAAGAAAAAACCACCCTTTACTTGCCTAAGCCCATAGGCCGTGATGAAGAAGCGTACAAACGCTATCTTGCCCGCGCCCATTTTGCAATGTTCGCCGCAAGAACCGCAGAGGGGCTTTACGGACAGGTCTTTTCCAAAGAACCCGACAAACAAGGCGAGTTGCCGCAGGTGTTGGAGAATTTCCTAGAAAATGTTGACAATACCGGGACTAGCATAGATCAATTTGCATCCGATCTTGTTTGGGACAGTATGCAAGCCCCGTGGGGCGGTATTCTTGTTGACCATTCCCCCGTGCCAGAGGGAATGACCCAAGCGGAAAAGGAAAGGGCGAAACTAACTTCATTCCTTCGCTGGTACACCGCAGAGAGCGTTATTAACTGGCGTTATGACACAATCAACGAACAGCAGACGTTAGCCCTTGTAGTTTTAAAAGAGGATTATGAAACAGTAGGCGAGGATAAATTTAACCCTGTTCAAAAAACCAGATACAGAGTATTAGAACTTGTTGACGGCGTTTACATACAAGAGATATGGGAAAAAGTAGACAGCACACAATCTGGAAAAGACGAATATATGACAACAGCCGTTTTTGTGCCAGAACTTGACGGCAAGCACTTAGACTTCATACCCTTTTTTACCTGCCCTGCAAAAGAGCCGGAAAAGTCCATGCTGTTGCCTATTGCTTATCTTAATATCGGGCATTATCAGCTCACAGCAGACCATACAAATCTCTTACATTTTACCGCAACGCCTACAGGATACGGTGTTAATGTAAGACCTGCCATTAATCAAAAAACTGGCGAGCCTATACCAATGGAAATGGGCGGAGAAGTCTTTCATTATATTGAGGGCATTGACGGCAAGGAAGCAAGGGTAGGATACCTTGAACCCAGCGGACAGGGCGGCGGTCAATTATTAAGCGCCATAGAAGCCATAGAAAAAAACATGGAAGTAATGGGCGCGGATATAATCAAACCCCAAAAGAAAGGCGTTGAAACTGCCGATGCCGCGAAAATACATAAAGCAGGGGAAAACGCTGTTTTGGGAAGTTTCTCACTTAACATGAGCGAGAAACTCACACAAGCCATTAGACTTGGCGCACGATGGCGCGGCGTACCTGAAAATATCACGGAGAATTTCACCTACTCATTAAACCAAAATTATGAAGGCGATCTATCAAACATAGACTCTACAAACCTTGCGCTTAGGGAAAGGGATAACGGTGTTATGTCTTTATGGCGGTACTTGACGGAAACAAAAGAAATGAGCGATGAAGAAGCAGAGGCAGAGATCAAGCGGATTAGGGAAGAAGAAGCGGGAAAGTTTATGCCGATTGAGGAAGAACCTGTCGGAAATACCAACCAGTTGGAGGGAGAATGAAAATAGGAATTGATTTTGATGGAACATGTGTAACGCACGAATACCCTGAAATTGGTAAAGATATAGGTGCAGTGCCGGTACTAAAAAGGCTTTCGGCAAATGGTCATTTACTCATTCTTAACACTATGCGGAGCGGAAAAGAATTAGAGGCCGCTGTAAACTGGTTTAAGGATAATGACATACCTCTTAGCGGAATAAATGAAGATCCTGGACAAAAAGAATGGACGCAATCCCCCAAGGTATATGCCAACCTTTATATTGACGATGCGGCGTTGGGCTGTCCATTGATTTATCCCGTCAAGGGGTTTTTGCCGGGTGAGGATATATCCGGCAGACCGTATGTAGATTGGGAAAAAGTTGAGCAGCTTTTATTCCAATAGATGAAGCAGTTGAACCACTCGAAAAAATCAAGTAGTTGAAAGTTTAGAGGTATTAAGTGAGCTATAGCATGAAAACGCCATGTATCAGATATGGCGGGTCATGGAAGTGTTTTGAAACACCCTGTACAAGTTCTTTTAATTGTCAGCAAAGAAATGCTAAGGATAGATATACTAAAAAAAGACAACAACGAATATATAAAATGAACGGCGTTCAATTATGCAACTGGATGATAGCCGAAGAGAAAAGAAAAAAACTTAAAGGCAGATGTGCTGGGCGTTTTGCTATTTGGTTTCCACGTAGCGAAAAAACAAACAATATATTGCAACCTCCAAAGGGAGCTATTGATTGGGATTTTTTTGGGCGGTGCTGGCTTTTTAAGGAAGAAAACAGAAAAGAACATAATATGGACTGGTATCCAAAAAGAATATGAACCTTGACACCCTGCTAGACAACACAGCCAACCGCACAGAAACCCGCATATCAGATGTAGAGCTGAGGTATTTCCAGATTGCAGGAAACCGACTAAAACAGATCAGCGGACTAACCCCAGAGCAATTAAAAAATTACCTCTACTCTGGCAGGTTAGCAGACTGGACAGCCGCCGACCTTGCCAAAGTAAGACGGGCGTTGGACATTGCCCACAGGCAGAATGTAAATGATATGTCCAGTCTTTTTAACAATGTAACCGCAGAGGTGTATGAAGAAGGCTTGCTGTTAAACCAAAAAGCAGGTCAACAAATGCTCCCTTTCAGAGAATTCAAGCAATCGTTTAATCCTGCTTTACAGGGGGTCATTGACAACTATCAGGCAATGGCAAAAAGTACGGCAGTCAATGAAACTTACAAAAGTACGATTAATCATTTTATAAACAGACTTGTTACAGACGAAGACAGAGAGAATTTTCCGCAAGCAATGCGCAGGGCAATCCGTGAACTTAACGATCAGGGTATTAGCATTATTGAACATAGAAGCGGTAGAAAAGTAAGAATGGACAGTGCCGTCCGCAACTCTATGATGACCGAGTACACAAACATTGTGCAAAACATACAGAGAAATCTAGGGGAAGAAATCGGAGCGGATGCCATAGAAATATCAGCGCATGAACATCCGGCAGATGACCATATTGGCATACAGGGAAAAATACTAAAATTAGAGGAATTTGAAAAAGTCCAAAATGGTGAGGTTGGATACGATATAGACGGCGAACCGCATCAATTTGACCGAGCGATTGGACAATGGAATTGCAGACACATTGCTTACAGTTTTATTATAGGTGTTTCTGTGCCTTCACATTCTAACGAAGAACTGGAAGCCATAAGAAAAAGAAATGAAAGCGGTATAACATGGAATAATGAACATCTAACCCTGTATGAAGGGGAGCAGGAACAAAGACGCATAGAATTAAATCTGCGCAGAGAGCGAGAAAATCTAGCGGCATTAAAACAAGTAAAAGACACAGACCCTGCGTTAATGCGTGATTATAGGCAAAGCAATGCTAGGATCACAGAATTAAGAAATGAGTACAAAGCACTAGGGGCGACTTTAAGACCACACGGAATTCGTATGAAGATGGAGCGCACTTACAATCCCGCTAGGCAAGCGGTTACGGCTGGGGTTTAGGCTTTTTGGGTCTGCCCCTACTGCGGGGCTTTTTAATATCTTCAAATGCTTCTAATGAGTATGTCGCTTCATAGGATATGGGCTTATGACCACCGCGTAAAAGGCGCATTTCAATAGTCTTTCTTTCAAGCCCTAGTGCCTTCACCATTTCGGATATGGTCATTCCACTTGGGCTTACTATCATTATTCCTGTAATACTATTATCATTAATAAGAGGTGTAAATAATTGGCTATCAGGTTTAATATCTTTAATAAAATCATTTCTGACAAGGCTTTTAAGAATTGAAACGGCAATGTCAAAATTAAAATTAAAATACTCACCTATAGTGCGGTATTCAGAAAGTATTTTATGCAGCAGATTTTCATATCTTTGATCTGCTTTTATGTCAAATTTGTTTACAGCCTCCCTGCCCGATTGAGTTTCTATATTTCTAAGGCGTTGTTTTACATTTGATGATTGACCTATTTTAATCTGGTTTCCAAAGTCAAAAATATAGATATTATTTTTCATTTTTATCCCCTTTTGGTTTTTTAGGTCTGCCGGGGGAATTGGAAACATTGATTATATCCAGTACAGCCGGATCGTAAATAGCGGTTATTCCTACATAACGGACAGGTTTTATACCATGTTTTTGAAGCCGTTTTTTTACAGTAACAGGCAAGAGGTCTAATCGTTCAGAAATCTCACTAACCGTCAATTCTTCCATACTCCTATTATCGGCATAAAATCTAATATTTTACCATATCTGGTAAAATATCTATTGACAAAAGTATCTTTGTCTTGCTATGATATAATTATACCAGTAGTGGTAAAATATGTCAATAGGAGAATATCTACAATTAAACAATACGCAAAGCGTAAATAAAACAAGTAGGAGAAAATCATGGAAAGCAAATTATTAAAGGGTATCATAGCAGCAGCGGTTGTAATCGTGTTGGTTTTGATACTTAACCCTGTACGGTGTGTTGGAGCGACCGAGCGGGGGGTCATCAAAACCTTTGGAAAGGTTGATGACCAAAGAACATTAGAACCGGGCATACAATTCAAAGCACCGTTTTTTCAGACCATCAAAAAGTATGACCTTACGCCTAAGACAATAAAGGTCAATATTCCTGTAGGGGAACAGGGAGCGGTATCGTTGGACAAGCAGACTATTGGTGTCGGGGGAACTGTAAACTGGCGGTATGATGACTCGCAGATTGTTAACATTGCAACCACTTATAGTTCGGACAGTGTTTTAGCAGATCAAGTTAGGGAGATAATCGTTACCGCAATAAAAAACACAATCGGTCAGCATAATATTGACGCTATTGTAAGCGACCAAGATAACATGGCGATATTGTCAAGGCAATTGTCTGAAACCAGATTATTGTCTGCTAGAATACCTGTGCTAATAACAGCGTTAAACCTCAATAACTGGGATTGGTCGGAGGATTACGACAAGATGATAAAAGAGACTGTAGCTATGCAGCAAGCAGCACAAAGAGCCGCCGCCGAGTTACGCATGGTAGAGCAATCATCGCAGAAACAAAGAATAGAGGCTGAGGCATCGGCATCTGCCGCCGTAGCTCTTGCAGAGGGCAGGAAGCGGGCAGCGGAATTGGATGCGGAAGCGAAGCGTTTGGAAGGTCAGGGCATAGCTGAATACAACAGGCTGGTTGCGCAAAACTTAGCTATGGAGTTGGAATTCAGACGGTTAGAAATACAACTTGAAAGGGCGAGAAAATGGGATGGGCGGGAAATACCATCTTACTTGCCGCTTAACCCTGCGGGTGGGATCGTTACCTTGCCTAGCAGATAACGCTATTTAATTTTGTGTGCGGTATAGCTTAAAGAAAGCCCCATGAGGGAGATTCACGGTTCGATCCGTGATACCGCAAGTTTAGGAGGGTAAGAAAAATGGGGATACCGCAAATAATTTATATCGTTTTGATTAGCGCAGGATTGCTATTTTCAGCAAGAGATCACGGAAAAACAAAAGAGGGTAAAAATAATTTTTTTAAAGTATTAACAGGAGAGGCAATAGTGGTTGGACTTTTAATATGGGGAGGGTTTTTCAGTGGGTAAACAAATAACCATCAAGATAGACTGCAAAGAAACCACATGCGGAGACTGCCACTTCTTAGCGCTGAAACATAAAACAATGGAGCATTATCCATTTTGCTGTTGTTACAGAAAAGGACTAATCGTAACTAGAGGTAATGATTTTAAGCGGTTGCAAGAGTGCATAGAGGCGGAGGGCAAATGAATTGTGAAGGCTGTGACAGGGCAAAAGATGCCGCTGTAAAAACACTTGAAAGATTGGGGTATACCTATCACGGGGGCGAACAATGGAAACCGTCACTGGGAGAAAAACCTGATTTTGACGGATGTGCATTATGCCGTTCAAATACTTACCCAAAAAGTTTTTATGAAAAAACCGTCTGCATAAATTGCGTACAAAAAATCAACGACCTCGTACTAAAAAGAGAGCCAAGGGAGGGCAATAAATGACTGAATACTACACAGACCAAAACGGCACTATAAGGCGCACTATCCCCAGGGAGCGCATGAGCAAAAAAGAGCGTTTACACAAACGATGGGAGGGGAAAGAGCCGGAGCGGTTTACAGGCCGAGGGCATATTAATCACGATGAACTTGAAAAAGTAAAAGAATACATGAGGGCGCACCCAGAGGGGGTAACTCCTGTTGTTTTATCGAAACACATAGGCTGCACTCAGGCAAGAGCAGCTAGACTTCTTGACCTTCTATCAGGCAGCGTTGAGGGTAATGCAAATAGCACTTTTCTTGTATATGCGGATGAGGACGTTGATCCTCCGGTTTACAGAATATTCAAAGACGAGGAGAATTTATGAACAATGAAATTATGACAAGGAACAACAAATACGTTCCAGTCCCAACCAATTTTCAGCTAGGGACAAACGAAGCAACGGCGGATTGGTTGAAAAGCCAGTACAAGCACGCGGAAAAAGAAGAACAAACTGCTCTTGCAAGGCTTTTTGTAATGGGGGTAGTTTTTATCGAGGTTAGGAAACAATGTAAAGAGAGCAGAAACTTCTTGAAGTGGCTTGAAGAAAATACAGGGATTTCTCAGCCTCATGTTTATAATTGTATAAATATTGCTGAGTACAAAAACGATCCAAGGCTGCAAAACGCCAGTGGGGTTGTAGAGGCATTAAAAGCAATCAGGGAAATAAACAAGGAAAAACAACTTGCCGAAATAGAAACTTCTAATATTAGAAGTTTGCCTGAAACTTCTAACGTTGTAACTTTGCCCACAACAAAATGGCAGTCAATCTACACCGCCGAGCTAGACAGCGAAAACAAGGGAGTAAAAACTTTTGTAAAAACCCTTAATAAACTTAAAACCGATGCAGAGAGACTTGAAAATTTACAGGCAATGGAAACAGCCTGTAGGAGAATGGAAATAGAGTTGAAGGGGTAGGGCGTGATTTTAGGCAATGAGTATATTCGTACCAGTGATATAATTTATGCAAGAATGACTAAAACGGGATATGCAATAATACTCACTGAACAAGACAAAAGATATGAAATCTCTTGCAACGAAGAAGAATACGAAAAAGCTATTTGTTGGCTAGAGCGACAAATGCAGACACGAAGACTTAAAGATTAACCGACTATTTCCATTTTGGAAACAACCACAAAGCCGCCTTAACGGGCGGTTTTTTTATGTCCTAAAAAATCCGGATTTATCCGGATTTATCCGAAATTATCCGCAAATATTGTTTAATCCCCGCACCCCGCTACAATCAAATCATCGCGATGCCCTGCGGTTTTTCGCCTGAACCTCCTTTATAAAAAAGTACAGGTTTTTTCCGCAGGGCAACTTTTAAGGAGAATTAAATGTTTTGGATAACCGATAGAAGACCAGTAGTAGACCCTAACAGACGGGACGGGTGGGGAGAAATAATTTCTTTTGAGTGTGATTCTTTAAGCGACATTCCCAATCTACCTGCAAATGACGGCAAGAACCAAGGCTCTACAGTTTTGGTATTGGAAAACAGCACTATCCACAAACTTGGTACTACTGGCTGGAGACAAATATGACAAGTGAAGAGGTCTTAGTCTTAGCAAAAAATTACACAAACACTGTAGCACTGGGAGCAGGCGCAGTTCCTATTCCCGGAACGCCGGGCAGAGATGGAGAGCCAGGCAGGGACGGTGTTGACGGATTACCCGGTAGAGACGGAACTAATGGTATCAATGGACAAGACGGAGTTGGCGTACCCATAGGCGGAACAACAGGGCAGGTATTATCAAAAGCAAGCAACGAAGACTTTGATACAAGGTGGGTAACACCGACAGGCGGAACTTGGATAGACGGCAAGCCAATTTATAGGCGAGTAATATCAACCACTATAAATATCATGGGTTATGCGTCATATCCGCCTGAAATGGCACAGATAGAGCAAATATACGACCTTGAAACTTTAATATCGGCGAGGGGAATGTTCTATATCGATAATAGTGTCTGGGGCGGCGGTAGCGGCAACTATGCAATTCCTGCATATATAGGTTGGGGAAATCCATCAGGTTCAGTAGATGTGAATGTAGGAATTAAAGAAGATGGTGGTGCTATATACCTCACATTTACAGGTAATTATCACTCAGGCGAGGCAGACGTCACAGTGATTGCAGAATATACCAAAGAATAATAGCAGAACAGGGCGGTAAAATGCTAAATATTGTTTATTTTTTTTTAACTCATAGAATTACCGAAACAGTAACGCAGGAGCGTAAAACTACAGGAGTAGGACTGTAAAGTTTCCCGCGCAGGAGCGCAAGGCTAGGAAGTCTGGAAACAAAACTAGGGAGGCTATATGGCACTTGACAAAGAATTTTTAACGGGAGTTTTCGAGGGCATCGAAGGCGCAGATGATCGGATCGAGAAGGTCTTGAAAGAGTACGAGGCTGATACTACAGGTCTCAAAGTCAACAAAGACAACGTGATCAAAGAAAGCAGAGAGTACAAAGAAAAGCTGGATAAAATCACTCAGGAAAGGGACGCGGAAAAATCCACTTTCCAGAAACGGATTGACGAACTTGAAAAACAAGTTAAAGCGGCAGGTAGTGATGAAACCAAGGCTTTCTACGAAGCGGAAATTAAAAAAACGCAGGAAATGTACGCGTCTCAGCTTTCAGACACCGACAAGAGATTTACTGAACTGGAAGCGGAAAAATTGCAAATTTATGCCGAGTACGTCAATGTACTCAAAGAAACGGAGTTTGAAAAAGCCGCAGAAAAGATCGGGAATATCGACCCCGCTAAAAAGGCTATTTTAAGAGATGTATTTTTTGCCAGAAACCATTTTGACTTTACAACGGTTGAAGGACAGAAAAAGTTTATAGGCAAGGATTACAAATCTGTCAATGACACATTGCAGGCCTTTATTGCAACAGACGAAGGCAAAACTTTCGTATTGAGCAGAGATTCGGGCGGCGGTGCCCCCGGCTCTACTTCAACAAAAACAAATATAGTAAACCCCTTCAAAAAGGAAACTTTTAACTTGACGGATCAAATGATTTTAATAAAAGAAAATCCAACACTTGCCGCACAGTTAAAATCTCAGGCAGGGGCATAGGAGTAATTTATGGCAGACGTTAGCAGACTAACAAGAGTAGAAGACGTACTCATTCCAGATGTATGGAACCAGTACTTTCAAGAGCAGACAGCGGAATTGTCTTTAATAAGGACATCGGGAATAGCGGCGACAGCTTCCGGGATAACAGTCCCTAGAGGCGGAACTACGATCAATATGCCGTTTTGGCAAGACCTTGATGGTGATGACGAAGTATGGTCATCCGGACACGAAACAGTCCCGGACAAAATGACATCTAACAAAGACATGGCTGCGATCCTTACGAGGATCAAGTCATGGGGCGCAGAGGATTTGGCGGGAATGTTCGCGGGCAGCGATCCGATGGCGGCTATCGGTAGAATGGTCGGCGGTTATTGGGCAAGAAGGGAGCAGAGAATTCTCCTTGCAATTCTGCAAGGCGTTTTCAGCTCTGCATCAATGACCGACAATTTGGTGGATGCAAGTGCTGTCAATATTAGCCATGAGCTTCTTGTTGACGCTATTTCCGCAATGGGCGATGCAAGCACAAAGCTGACTGGTATCCTTACCCACTCGGCGGTCCAGTTTGACCTTGCAAAGAAAAGACTACTTGATCAAAAGCCGACTGAACCCGGCACAAACACCGCGCCTGAATTCAGCACCTTCCTTGGAAGGCAGATAATCGTTGACGATGGCGCGCCAAGAACAGGCGATGTTTATACAACTTACCTTTTCGGCGCGGGGGCGGTAGCATACGCGGAAGGCTCTCCCAAAGTACCCGTAGAAGTACAGAGAGAAGGGACACGGAGCTTGGACATTCTGATTAACCGCAGAGAATTTATTTTGCATCCAAAGGGTGTGAGATGGGTTGGTGATGCAGCTAACGACACACCGAGCAATGCAGAATTGACAGTCGGGACAAATTGGAATAGGGTGTTTGAAAACAAAAACATCCCCATTATCGCACTCAAACACCGGATAGGGTAGTTTATGCATTATTCAGATTTTTTGAAAAAGAAGGGTATTAACTCAGGGGAAACTATTAAACCAATGGAAGCAGAACAGGAAACTAAACCTGTAGAAGTCCCTGAGCCTGTAGAACAGGAAACTAGACCGCAGGAACAGCCGCCTAAATCTGAGCGCATAAGGAACAAAGAGGTTTAATGTACCTAATATTTGAAGACTATAAAAAGCTGGGTGGTAAACTCAAAGAGATTGATTTTCGCAGGGCAGAAATGAACGCGAGAAAAAAGATCGACAGTTTAACACTCAGCCGTCTTCAATATTTGCCTGAAGATGATCCTAATTGGGAAACCATTCAATTTTTGGTTTTGGAACTCGTAGAACGTAGTTATCTAGGCAAACTTGACGGCAATGAATATACCAGTGAAAGCAATGACGGGCGGTCGGTTTCTCATGAGGATAGGTCAGGGAAGGCGGAGGCTCTTATTAAAGATTATCTGGGCGAGATAATGGTTAACGGTGTTTATATTATTAACAGAAGCGGTATTACAACTGCAAGGGTAAAAAAAGTATGAGTGATGGAAGTTTTACTCAAGACGAAATAGATGAACTGTTATTATCCACACAATCAAAAAATAAACCAGAAACTCTTAATATTCTAGGTCAAGATTATATCTATCAAGAAAATAATGAAAAAGGCGACACAAGGCTTGAAGATACTGACGGTTATCATGACGGTTATGCAAAAATAATATGTGTAAATAATGATTACAATGAAAATCATTCTTTGGCAATTCGTAATTTTACCGAGTACAAGAAAAAGGTTATACGACATGAGATAATCCATGCCTTCTTTACCGAA